TTACTGATAGTTTTAAAGGATTTAATTGTGAAGAAATCATTGCTAGAAGAGCGATTAACTCCAAAAATCCAGGAGCAAAGGCAAAGGAGGTAATAATTTATAATTGATAGTATCTATTATAATCTATTATAATCTATTATAATCTAATCTAATTTTTCTATTACTGGTTTTACAAAATCACTAAACTTTACATATTCAATACCCCAATACGATGCTAAATCCAACAATTGTTTTGTTTTTGATGTAACATCACCAAAATATTTAGTTTTACCATAAGTTAATTCGTGTTCTTGATTTGCTATGCATATAATTTTCAATGGTTTTCCATACATCTCAGGGATATTTTGATACTTAATAAAGGTACCTAATACCTTTTCACCAGCAGTTCCATGCACCCACCAATTCGATGTTTTTACTTCAATCATATAATCATCACATTCCCAATCTGGTTGAAATCCATTCATTTTTTTAACCTTTTTTGGATTCTGACCTAAAAGAGACAATACATCATACACACTTCTTTCTCCCAATAATGTGGTCCATTGACCATTATTTGTTTGATTGATAAGAGTGTTTCCCCATATTTTTTCTTGTTTTTGGTTTTCCACCAGTAATTGTTTCATAGTAACTCCTTCTTTTTTAATAATAGGCATTGGTTTATTACATGCCCATTGTATGATTTCTTTTAATTGCGATTTTGTAAAGTAAGTCATAGTAATCTTTGGTATTTATACATTTATTTATTGTATGTGAAAACAATCAATTTTATAATAAATTTAATTTAGTAATAAATCAATAGAATGATAAATCATTAGGATAATAATAAATTAATAATAAATTATTATTATCAGTATATATAAAATAATGTTCAGACTGTTTATTAGACAAAATATTACATCAGTATCTATCGTTTTATTTATTATGCTATTTGCTGTTATTCAAATTGTAAAACCTTCTATCATTTACGAAAAGGATGGTTCATTAAGACAATTTGGATTGGCATCTAGAAAAAAGACAGTATTGCCTATTTGGTTGGTTACTATATTTTTAGCTATATTATGCTATCTATTTATAATGTATTACTTGACACTGCCTAAATTTATTTAAATTTTAATTGGTTTATCACATGGCATACCAATAATAGTATTCATATTAATTGTTACAACTAAAATAATAGTTAATATATACCAAATTGTAGTAGATATGATATCTTTTTTAAGGAAAAGATTATATAATTTCTTTAATAATTGTTTTGTTGTATCATTTATAGGAACATTTAAATTATTCATAAACAATTGGAAGTTATAAGGATTAATTTCCTTAAGAATTATATTGATGTCTTTTTTTATTTTTTCACTTAGATTTGGGTCTTTTTTCTTTAAACTTGGTATAAGCACTTTGGTTGCTATTTCTTGTTTGGTTGTTTTTTTAAGTCTTGCAAACAAAGCACCAAATGTATTGTAGAAAGGGCGCTTCCATGATGGAAACGCTTCTATAATTGAACCAATAATACCAAATATAAAAATCATAGTAACTAATGCGGTACTAAATGCTTCAATATACATAGGGTTACCACATCTTCCTTTTAACACAGTAGAATTAATAAATCCTTGTGATATGGTAAATATACCTATTAATACGGGAACTAATACAAATGGGCGAAAGTTTTTCTTTGGTAACATCATATCTTTTGCATAATCTTTGATACGAGTCATTCGATAACGTATAAAAGCTAAAACAATGATTAATATTAGGTAAATTCCTCCAATACTACCATTACTTACTCCTCCTTCTTTTATCTTTTTATTAGATTCATTTTTTATTTGTGTTGTTTCAGATGCATCCATTTATAATAAAATGATATTAAATAATGATATTAAAATTTTGTATTAAATATCATTACTTGTATATAATGTAATGTAATGTAATAAGATTTACAACTGATTTACATCAATGGAACTTAGGTTTTTAACGATGTCTTCGTCTGTTTTCTTACACTTAATATTATTCATGGATTCGCTATTTATTAATACAGCCAACGCTGCTGCTAATACATAAAATACAAATGTTCCAATTAAATCTTTTTTGAGGACTAAATTGTAATACTTCATCATAATATCATTCATTTGCTTTGTGTTTGGGATATTTAATGGTAATAATTTCATTTGAAAATTAGTTGGGCGAACTGTATTAATCATTAAACCTTCATCAATTAAAATCGTTTCAAGTACACTGGAATCGTCATTGCGTGCATTAGGGGTGTATACTTTGTTTACTATGGTTCTTATGGTTTCTACATTTAAACCACAAAAAAAGTAACCAAATGTATTATCGAATGGTGATTTCAATATAGGAATACTTTCAACAAGTGTAACTATAAATCCAAATATTAAAAATATAGTAATTGCTGAAGTCATTACTGCGGTTGGAGTCATGTCAACATTACATCTTTCTAAAAGTTGTTTACGATTGCTTACACTTTGTATAATAAACATAACAATTAATACTAAGGGAACCATCATATATTTTGGTAAGGCGCTTTTAGAAGGAAGCATTAAATCAGGTGAATAACTAGATATTTTATGATTGTAAAAGCGAAATATAAAAAATACCGTAATTACTAATAAATGAACTGGTAGAAAAGTAAACATGTAATATATATTAATTGTATAATAATTAAATAGGTTATTTGTAAAGTTTTGTAATATTATTTGTTTATTATTAATATATTACTATGAATAAACCAACATTGATTGAACCAGGGGTTAAGTATTTCTTAAACGAAACACTTAAAAACTGTAGAAACAAAAAACAAGTCAGTGAGAAGATTAATATTAATATTGCTTTGTTTGCATTGTTTAGTATTATTATTGGTAGTATATTGTATTATAAATGGAAACATAAACCTACTTTAGAAGAGTTAAAGCAAAGAGACAATATAAAAAAACACTACATATTAAATAAAATCAAACAAATTACTGATGTAAAATTAAAGGATAGAAACGAAACAATCACAAATCTCCCTAAATTTGAGAGTGATTTTGTGAAACTTCATAAAAATTTTTATAACATTTAATAGTAAATGAGTAAATTAAAGGATTATAGTGATGCTTTAAACAATTACTATGATTTGAAATCAAAATATGAAAACAAACTATCTAAGAAAGCAAAAAGTAAGATATTGGAAAAAGACGGTAAAAAAGTTTGTATTAAATGTAAAAAGAAGGGTGGAACTGAATTTGCAAGAATAGTTGAGAAACCAACACAAGGTAGGTCTCAGGTGTATCTTATTGCTAAATGTAAAGCAGAGATTCCTTGTGATTTAGATATTAATATTAAGTTGGCAAATTATAAATTATATGGTGATTTAGTAAAGTCTATTAACAAACAAACCGAAATAATAAAAGGCGATATAATCAAACTAAAGTTGGATTTGCTTTTTCAATTAAAAGATGAAGAATATGTAGTTACTAGGTTTGAAAAACTTAAAACAAAATTGCAAACTCTTAGTAATAAAATACAAAAACTAAACAATACATACAATGAAAAAAACAACACTTTTATCGTAAAGAAAAAGGATGATGTTACCAATGAAGAATATGAAGAAAAAATCAATAAAAAGGAAGCAATAACCATTACTAATAAAGAAATAGAAACCACACTAAGTAATTATGGGAAAATAGTGAAAGAATACAATAAAACCAAAAACAAGGCATTTTTAGCGGATGCTTTTGAAAAGTATCACAAACAAGTAGTAGATTTGTTTATTAAAAAGAGGGGTATTCAGTATCAAGAATGTATCATAAAATCTGTACCTCCTTTGAGAAAAGAAGATGATGCGGAAACTTATATTGATTTTAAAGATGTATCTATTGAAAACAAACAAGTATCTCTTAACGCATTTGAAATTGTTAAAAATGTGTATTAATTAGTTGGTTGATTGATTGGTTGAAAATAATGTTATTTGTTTGACTCTTTCTTTATCTTGGTATAATATATATGAATTTAGGTAAGTTTATAGATATAAAAGTATTTTTATTGGCACTATTTGCTGGTTTGTTTCTTTCTTATATTTTGTCTCCAAAAAAGCGTGTTATTTATGTATATCCAAACCCATCTAATACTGAAAAACTATCATACAAAGACAAAGCAGGTAACTGTTTTAAGTTTCAAGAACATACCGTTGATTGTCCTGCTAATAAAAATGATATAGAAGAATATAAGGTTCAATAATATAATAAAACAAGCGAGATATATAATGGTATAACATTAAGATATATAATTTATAAAATATTTACAAATTATATATGTATTTAAGACGACTTATATATAGTGGGTTTGGTAAAATAATTATTTCAATACTGTTGGGGTTGGGATTGTCTACCTTATTTAGAAAAGTATGCAATGATAGAAACTGTCTTGTATTTAAAGCACCTACCATTGATAAAATAGACAACAAAACGTATAAATTTCAAGATAAATGTTATAATTATACAGCAAGCGCAATACAGTGCAATGACGATACTGAATATGTTGAATTTGAATAATCAATAATGCGTATAATATAAATTTAGTTACTATTATCAATGTATAAATGGAAGCAAATACTACGGATATTGATAGTTTGCCTAATGAATTAAAACCAGCAGAAAATGTTAAAATGACAGTTAGTGAACCAAACTCATCTAAAAATGTTATTACTGAACTTAGTAAGGAATCGATAAGTCAAATTGTTAATGGTTTACAAGAAGCAGGTGCTAGTCAATTAACTGGATTACCTAGTAAACATATACCAAATCAAAACTCACAAGTAAGTTTTGACCCAAATGTTAAAGTAAACCATATTCCACCAGTAGAAGAAGAAAAGGCAAATTATATTGAAGATGACACTTCGTTTGAAGAAATAGTAAAACAATCCCAACGTAAGGAAAACAATGATGCACGTTTGGAACAAATATACGATGAATTTCAAACACCTATATTGGGGATGGTTTTGTATTTCTTACTTCAATTGCCTTATATTCAAAAGATATTTATAAGAAACTTTCCATCTTTGTTTAACAAAGATGGTTTCCATACACTGTCTGGTTATATGGTTCAAACCGCCCTGTTTGGTATAGGATTTTATGGATTGAATTCATTGTCCAATCATTTAAGTGTATTGTAGATAAAATCATATATGATTTGTAAGTTATATATGATTTGTAAGTTATATATGATTTGTAAGTTATATATGATTTGTTTTAATTAACTTAATAGAGAAAGTAGTGTTAATTTCTTTTTCTGTGTTTTCTTTTTAGTGGATTTTCTTGTTTTCTTTACTGCTTTTGTTTTCTTTGCTGCTTTTGATGTCTTTGTTGCTTTTGCTTTCTTTACTTTCTTATTTTTATACTCATTCGCTTCATGTGGAATATAACGAAGAAAATACCATTCATATTCCTTTTTCCCTTTGCTTTTCTTTAATTCTTTGTATTTGTCTGATTTTTCTGCTCTCATTTTTTCCATAGTCATTTGGTCGCCATAACAATCAATTGTAAACCGCTTCAACAATCCTTTTTGTGACAATCTATTTTTTTGTTGAACATCAAAAAGGTATTCACTCATGCATAAGATACGGTTTTCTTTGTAATACTTTCTACTAACATAAGCAAATGATAAATAGAAACTAAGCATAGTATCAATTGTTGCTATTCTAATACTTTTACCAGTTGATTTAATAACATTGTAACTATGACATGCCAATGGTTCATAAATAAATACAAGTGTTTCACTTCCTACCTTTACTTCATAATGTGGAGCAATTATCTCTCCCACACCGGGACGTTTAACTATTTTAATCTTCTTGATTCCAATATTTGTTAATCGCTCTTTTATAATTCTTGCTGTATTTTGTGGTTCTAATGATAATACATCAAAGTCTGGTATTCTAGGAACAGGGACATTCCGTATATTGGGGTGTTGTTTTAAAATCATTCGATTCGCATATGCTCCAAAAAAGATACAACCTTGTGCTACTAAAGCATCGCGTGTTGTTGTAAATATCAACGACTCTACTTGAGTTAGTCGAGACAATACGTTGTCGTTATTATCGTTTTTACTTGGAGACGTTGAGACTGATTTTTTTACACCATATTCAAACAAACGTTGTATTTCTTCATTATCGCAATTTTTACCTTTAAGTGGGTAGTGCTTGTTTAATAAACTAAGACGCTTCAATACTTTTTCCCATCTACTAACATCTCCTTGTGGTCGTGAAAGTTCTAAATACATAGACATACGCAAATAATTAGCAGGAGTATAGTAAATACTATCCACAATAATAGCACGTTTCTTAATATTCTTGTAAATATCATCCACTAAATAAGTAATATCTGCTACAGGAATGTAATTTACAAATACTTTAAATGTTCCTGGATGCATACCTGCTTTGGCCTCTACTTCTTCATACCCTTTGCTGTAGTAAATATCGGCCAAATCTTTGGCATCTTTTAAAGGGTCTGGTGAATAAAAATCATAATCTGGAAGTTCAACCTTTTTATCATAAAATTGGTCTTCTAATGGTAGTATATTGTTGATAGCAGTTCCACCGTAACAAATACGCTTTCTATCACGCAAAAATTGTTCGACGATTTCAATAATGATTTGTATGCTAGGATTGTTAAGAAGACTGTATCCTGTCTTTTTTTCAATATTATCAACAGCGTTTCTTAATATCGCCAATTCCTTTTCTTGGAATGATTGTTTTGTCATGTTGTATATAAAATATATAGATTTTATATATTTTGTATTATTGTATTGTTTTGTGGTTATGTGTTGTTTTGTGGTTATGTGTTGGTTTGCGATTGCGGATGTGTTTAACTGTTTTCCATTAACACTTTTTTGACGCGGGGGTCCATTGGTTTGGGTTTAACCAACTTTATAGGTTTGTATCGTTGTTCGTCTGGTTTAAGCACTAACGCACTTTTGTTTTTGGAGAAATATGTCAATGTTTCTTTTAAATTGGCGTCATGCAATGTAAATCGCATCAATGAAACTTGACACCCACCCTCTCTATGAAGTTTAGATGGTGGATTTTCCTTTTCATTGGTTTCGTCTGGTATTACCATTTTAACCATTAACTTATTTTTCTTTATCATTTCTTCTTTATCGGTTCCAAACTGAACATCGTAATTTCTAACAAACTCCATACTTCCCATTCCTTTTACTTCCATATTATTACACATATTGGTTATTTTATACAAATCACTGTCTTTAAAAGTATTCGTAGTATCATACACCGATACGATAACTTTTTTACTCAACCATTTAATGTTTTCATTGATGACATTTTTATCACGACCACCGTATCCATACGAAGAATCCATTAACTGAGATTTAAAAGCAGTTTTAATGTTATCTGCAAGCGTATTTAAAGCAGAACCATTCATCGTTTTTATCCTAAAATTTAATATCAGTAAATCGTTTGAGTTTTGTGTTGTTATACCACGAAATGCTTTTTTACAAGTGTCCAATACTTCTGGTATTTCTAAATGATTTAATGTGTCTTTGGAATAAAGAGAACCACTATTTCCAGCAGCATTCTTTAAACTGGCGGCAATAACCGGTTTCCCATTTTGTGAAAATACTTCAAAATCCAATACACGTGGTCCCATTTTAATCGTATTTTCTAATATCCCCACATCCACCCAATTATTAAACACTTCGCCTCCACAACAACTGTTGTAACTTCCCAATATATAATAATCCTTCAATGAAGTTGGACGTTTATGAACGTTATCATAACTATCATGATAGGTAAAGTTAGAAATGGAATTAATACCATTTTCTTCTTTAAAAGTTAGAAACTTCTTTACGTTGTCCTTTAAATTGTTTACATTTTTCGCGCTTTTATTTAAACGATTGGTAATATAAAATAATATAATAAGAATAGTGATAATTACTCCAATAATAAGAATAAAACGCAACAATGTTCTGTTGTTACTTGTGATGGCTTTGTAATATTCCATTACTTGTCTCTGTAACTTTTCTGATTGTTCTTTTGCTTGTTTCGCCATATTTTCCATTAAATCACCTGTATCTGCTTCCATTTTAGGTATATTATTACCCACAGCACCAGGGTTTTTCAAGTTTAATATATTTGTTTTGGGTAAAAAATTTGGTTTTGATACACGATTCATTTTAATATATAATTAGATATATTTTATATAATTGGATATAATTTATTGGTTATAATTTATTGGTTATAATTTATTCGATATAATTTATTGGTCAAAACACGATTTAATTATAACAGAAATTAAATATTAAAATTATTATATTATAATATATTAATTAAATGGGTGGTGGATTATTAAATTTAACCTCTTATGGAAATGAAAATGTAATATTAAATGGAAATCCTAAAAAAACATTTTTTAAAGCCGTCTATAAAAAGCATACTAACTTTGGATTACAGCGTTTCAGAATTGATTACAAAGGAAGTAGGATTTTAAATTATAATACACCTACAGTATTGGATTTTAAAATACCTAGATACGCTGAAATGTTGTATGATTCTTATGTATGTGTTACACTACCAGATATATGGAGTCCGTTTCACGAATTTGACCCAACATTGCCAACTGGTTCAAATACATTGAAACCATACCAATTTCGTTGGATTGAAGAGTTGGGAACCAACATGATACGTGAAGTAGAAGTTTATTCTGGACCAATTATTTTAAGTAAATTTTCCGGTGAGTATTTAAGTTGTTTAAAGGAGCGTGATTTTAGTAGTTCCAAAAAGGATTTGTGGAATAGAATGACAGGAAATGTTGCTGAATTAAACAATCCAGCATTCGCCGGTAATCGCGTGAACGTATATCCAAACTCAATGTATGTTGATACTACGGGTGTAATACCTTCTATTCAAGGTAGAAAACTGTATATTCCTTTAAACTTGTTTTTTTCCGATTCTAGTAAAATGGCACTTCCATTGGTGGCGTTACAATACCAGGAAATCAATATTAAAATAACATTTGAACCTATTTCGAAACTTTATACTATAAATGATGTTGACAATGTTACTAGTTCAAGTGGGATAAGTTATAGAAGAGCACCAAATCCAAATGTATTGCATCATCAAATGTGGCATTTTTTAAATCCACCTCAAGACATATCTGGTTCTTTATCATTGTATGACCAAACCAGAAACGATTGGAACAGTGACATTCATTTGATTTCTACTTATATATTTTTGGGTCAGGACGAAAGACGTATGGTTGCTCAACAACCTTATAAATTGTTGATTAAACAAATATACGAATACGAGCAATTATCTGTCGGTGGTTCACAGATAACTGAATTTGATAGTAAAGATATGGTTGTCAATTATATGTTTCGGTTTAGACGTAATGATGTTTATCTTAGAAACGAATGGTCTAATTACACCAATTGGACGTATAATAACATTCAACCTCAGAAAATAACAAATGTATTACCTTCTGTTAATGGAAGGCGTATAAACAATCCAAGAAACTTTTTTATTACTGGTGCCATTGGTGATTATTTTTACAATAAAAAAGAAATTTTAGTGGATATGGGAGTAGTATTGCAAGGGGTGTATCGTGAAAATGTGATGGATGCTGGTATATACGAATATGTGGAAAAATGGAAGCGCACCAGTGGTTCCGCAAAGGATGGATTATACTGTTACAATTTTTGTTTGGATAGTGAAAGAAGTATATACCAACCGTCTGGAGCAATGAATTTAAACAAGTTTTCAAAGGTAAGTTTTGAATTTAACACATTGGAACCTCCTATTAATACAGAACCACGATTAATCAATATTATTTGTGACACAAACAACAATCCTATTGGGTTTCGTAAGTCTACTGCTGACTTAAACGAATATAGTTATGATTTAAAAGTGTTTGAAGAGCGGTATAATATGTTGATTATTATGGGAGGAAGAGGAGAGTTGTTACAAGCACGATAAGTAAAATAATTATTATTTATTAATAGTAATTATTTGTTAGGGAGTAGGTAGGTTGTTAGGGAGTAGGTAGGTTGTTAGGGAGTAGGTAGGTTGTTAGGGAGTATGTAGGTTGTTAGGGTATTGTATATTGTATTATTTTTTACTAAAATCCCAAATAGAATCGTAAAACTGGACACCTTTATCTGGTCTAGGATGTTCTGGTTTGTAATCTGCCCGATATCTTGTTTTACTTGGTTGTGATTTATCATAGTCTGTTTCAGGGTACATTTTCTTTATTTTTGCTGCTTTTTCTGCTTCCTTTTCTGCTTCTATTTGTTCTTTGGTTTTTTGATTTGTGTCATTGTCTACGAAATCGTACCCCATCAACTTATACATTAGTTTTAGTCCTTGTTTTCCATTATCTTCATATACAAGTTTTAATATACGTTTGATTGGCTGTCCTACCAAACTAGAAAATGTTTTAAAGTCCATTCCGGCAGGGGACATATTATTTAACACACTATCATATACTTCTTTGTCAATCTCAAGGTGATCCATTAAAATACTTGCTTCTTTTTTTAGTATCATACCATCTTTATCCTGGTCAACCGCATCAAATAATTGCTTTAAATATTGACTTTTTTCTTGTTCTGACATGTGCTTTTTATCATTCTTTGATTTACCAATTGCATCTTCATCATCACCAATGTAATGGATTTTACCAGTGTGTAGATTTATATTGATATCTTGTATTTTACTGCAAAATATACCTTCATCACGACACATCTTTGATATAAATTCACCTTCATTTATTTCAGTATTGGCAATATGATTTGACTTTTTTGACTCAGCGGTGTAATTAACATCACTAGTTGTTTTCTCATTTGTGTTTGTGTTTGGTTGAGAGGATGAATTGTCTGTGAATCCTTCTCTGGATTTACCATTTACATCTTTGGGAACGAATTTTAAATAATCAACCGGTCTTCTTCCTCGTTCGTCCTTTTTTGCTTCATCGTTGTAATTGTGATAGTTGGTTCCTATTACTTTAATTTTATCGGATGTGACACCTTCACCTTCTGCTATTTTGATTAATTTATCATCTACAAAAATAGATACGTCGTGTTCATCTGTATCATTGTTTTTGCGAACTTCGTAACGGATAAGATATGGCCCTTGTTCCAACATGTATTTAAAGCGTTTTCCAGTTTTTCCTTTAAAAATAGACCCATCGGCAGTGTAACCATCTCTATACACACCAAACACAACACCGTCGTTTGTTTCATCGGTGGAAAATCCCCAATTTCCTTGGGTGGTATTGTATAAGTATTGCCCTGATGGAATAGCTATCTCAATGTCATAATTGTCCATTTTATCTAAAACAATTGTTTTAAACTCATTTGTATCATATGATTTTGCTATTTGAGATACGAAATACTCTTTTATGGTGCTACGATACAATAATGCGGCTATTAATATTACTAATAAGAAAAATAACGAAAATATTAGTTTTGCGTTGAATATATTATTCATGGTAATCTTTGTATATATTATCCACATATAAAAAGTTTAATCATAAATTAATAATGGTTACGTGAAAAATATTTAGGAAACTATTATTGTATGTAAATTATATTGTATGTAAATTATATTGTGTGTAAATTATAATTAATTTTATTTTTTAATAAATAATTATAATATATAAATGGCAAGTATGTTAAATCGTAAAAAGGAAACACAAAAAGATAATATAAGAAAGGAAAAAGACGACAAAGATAAAAAGCCGTCTAAACAAGATAATACTGTTAAAAAGTCAAAAAAGAAAATAGAAAGGGCGGAAAATTTAAATGATATATACAAAACATATAAGTATAAAAAGGATTGGAAGTATTTGGAAAAACATTTACAACAATGGAAAGGAGACCCTTATGAGTTTATTGATAACTATTACAAGAGTCCTGAATGGCCATATTATAAAGCAGGCAATATGCATAATAAATTAGTAGATACAATAAATGCCCGTAGATATAAGATTAAAAATGATTCGTATGTTGAACGAAGTGTTGCTGTATTAAAAGAGATATTAATGGTTTTTATACGGTTATTTGTATTTGTTTATATAGGATGCTTCTTAATATGGAACAGTTATCATTCCGTTCAATCCAAAGATTTGGATTTAGATGAAGAAAGCCATCAATTCAGTGTAAATAAGTTTATGAATATGATTGAAATATATCAAGATAGTTCACCAGACGTGTATGTATTTATTAAATCATTATATATTGGATTGGCGAAAATACCTAGAGATGCTTTGTTTTATGTATTTTGTCAGAAAAATAAGATTATGGAATCGCTTTATTTTGGTGGAGAAGGTGGTGCTTTGTGGGATTCTAAAAAAACATATGGTAAAACTCCATCACAAATACGTTCTGTTATTCAGTTATTAATAGCAGGAGTATTGCCAATAGCAATGTATTTTATTGGAATGATGTTTGCTGGTATATTTATGTTTGGTCATCTTCATTTAGGTTATATTAAAAGTACGATTAATTTAATCAATAGCGATTTCTTTATGAACAAAGATTCTTGGTTTTTTAAATATAATTTTGCAACTATCTTTCTGTGGTTGACAGTTGGTGGATTGGTACACTTTATATTGATACCTGCTGTAATTGGATTTTTCTTTACCATTGGTTATATTGTAAAAATGTTTAGAAATATTACAAAGGTTAACAATGTATTTAAAAACATAACTAAATCATATTTAAATTTAGTAATAATGATGCTTATATTTGGTGTATTATTGGTTCAAAAGTACAATTTATACTTTCCTGATAAGTTACCAATAAATGTAAACTCAAAGGGTTTGGCAATTGTAGCGATTGCTTTACCATTTATATTGATACCATTATACTTTATTTACAATGCTTTGTTTGGATCTAAAATTCCGGCATCGCAGCCAGCACCAACTGCTTAAACTACAAAATAATATATTAAACTACAATAAATAAATTAATATATTAAAGATATTTTATTGATAGATAAATAATGGGAGGAAAAAAGAACCGTAAAAAGAAAGTATCCGCAAATGGTAA